GACAAAAGTTCGGGGTGTTCTTATGAAGTGCCCTGTGTGTGGTGCATGGGTGACTGTCAAGGAAACCCGTAGTCGCCCCGCTAATACGGTGTACCGTAGGTATGAGTGCGCCAACGGGCATCGCTTTACAACTTCAGAGGCAGTGGTACGTGTTATTAAACCTAAGGAGAAGATGAATGATCAAGATAACCATATCTAAGGGCGTGATTCAAAACCACATAAATGACCTACTCCACCGAGTTCAGTCACTTATGAAAGGAAAAACTCTGGACAACCATGAACTAAATGACATGCAAGAACTACTCTGGCGCGTCGAGCACTACATCCACCAAGGAGAAGACGAATGACCGAGGAAGACGACGACACATGGCGCACGGTTGGTAGGCTGATGATCGGCGCTGCACTGGCAGTGCTGTTGGTGTTCTTTGGGCTGGCGTTCCTTACCGGCATTTGGATTTGGAGTCTGTTGATATGAAACAAGAAGACATCATCCGCATGGCGCGTGAGGCCAATGTGTACTGCACTACCCGCCAACAAACTCTTGACGCCATGCTTGAACGCTTTGCCGCTCTTGTCGCAGCAGCAGAGCGTGAGCGCATCATTGCCTCGAATGCACCTGAGATAGAAAAAACTAACGCACACATCAAAATGTTAGAAGATGAAATTGCCGCCATCCGAGCAAGGGGGAACACATGATTGACGATGACGATGACGATGACACACAGGTCTACAAGCGTGAGTGGGAAGGGCTAACAATTGAGGAGTATCAAGAAATAATTATTAAGCATGACGGTGGTGGGTTGATCTTGTTCTACCACTTGATTGAAGCTAGGTTACGTGAGAAAAATTCAACTTAAAGGAAACAGAAAATGAAAAGTAAATCGCAAAAGGTTCGTGAGTATTTCCGCAAGAACCCGCTTGCCGTACCAAAAGAAGTTGGTGCGAAGTTCAAGGCAGCTATGCCATCGGTGTACGCAATACGCAAGCAGGTGCTCAATGGGTTGGTGGTAGAACAAGTACACCCTGTTGTAGAACACGAGCCATTCGTGCCGAGCAGCAAGGCTGATGGTTTGCAGGTTGGGGGTGATCACTACAAGGGGATGGGTGTGCAGCCTTGGGCAGCGATGGAATCATGGATGACACCCGAGCAGTTCGCAGGTTTCCTGCGGGGTAACGCTATCAAATATCTTGCACGATGCGATGTTAAGGGTGGGATTGACGACGTGAAGAAGGCGCGGCACTACATCGACAAACTTGTTGAAGTGCGTGGTGAGTGATGGCAGATTCATTTGCTAAACGCCAAGTTCGGTTTGATGAGTGGCACAAAAACAATCCCGGAATTTGGGAATATTTTCAGCGGTTTAGTTTTGAAGCGCTTCAACATGGGCACAAGAAAATAAGCCACTGGCTAATCATTAACCGGATTCGTTGGGAAGTTTTTATTGTGACCACAGGTGAAGACTTCAAGATAAGTAACGACTTCATAGCGTTCTACGCGAGGCTATGGCAGAAGACTTACCCACAACACAAAACCCTATTCAACACCAAGCACATGTTGGGTGAGCCGTACCAACAAGAGGAATAAGCATGGACATTGTGACCATTGACTTTGAAACCTACTACGACAGAGACTTTAGTCTGTCAAAGATGACCACTGAGGCATACATCCGTGACCCACGGTTTGAAGTCATCGGGGTAGGTGTCAAGGTCAACGACTACCCTAGCGACTGGTACTCAGGCAGCGACCCTGCCAAGTTTCTCAAGTCCCTTGACTACAGCAACAAGGCAATCCTCTGTCACCACACTGCGTTCGATGGTGCTATCTTGTCGTGGCGCTTTGGCATCAAGCCAAGGCTATGGCTGGACACATTGAGCATGGCACGACCACTCCACAACATCACTGTGGGTGGTAGTCTTGCTGCGCTTGCTACGTACTACGGCATCGGTAAGAAGGGCGATGAGGTAGTGGCTGCACTGGGCAAGCGCAAGGCTGACTTTACTGAGGCTGACCTCGCTCAGTACGGTGAGTACTGCAAGAACGATGTGGACATCACCAAGAAGTTGTTCGATAAGCTCAAGGTTGGCTTCCCATCAGGCGAGTTGTTGGTGATTGATCAGACCTTGCGCATGTACACCGAGCCAGTGATCGAGTTGGATGTGCCTCTATTAGAGAAGCACCTCGAAGAAGTGCGCGTCCGCAAGCGCGGCCTCATATTAGACCTTGGCCTGAGCGGCGTGAGCGAGGAGGCGCTCACCAAAATGCTGATGAGCAACGAAATCTTTGCCAAGTACCTTACTAATCTAGGCATCGACCCCCCACGTAAGACAAGTCCGACTACTGGCAAGGAAGCGTGGGCGTTTGCGAAGACCGACAAGGGCATGACAGACTTGCTGGAACATCCTGACGAGCGTGTGCAGGGTGTAGTCGCTGCTCGCCTTGGGGTTAAGTCCACTATTGAAGAGACGCGCACCGAGAACTTGATCGGTGTGGCTAAACGTGGGCGACTACCCATCATGCTGAACTACTACGGTGCGCACACTGGGCGCTTCAGTGGCGGCGACAAGCTTAACCTACAGAACCTACCAGCGCGTGGCAACACGACCATCCGCAGAGCACTGGTAGCACCTGACAAACAGATGCTTATCTCATGTGATTCGTCACAGATCGAGGCACGTACTGTGGCATGGGTGGCAGGGCAGGAGGATTTGTTGGTGGCCTTTCGTGACAAGCGAGACGTGTACTCTGAGTTTGCATCCGAAGTCTACGGACGAGTCATTACCAAAGCAGACAAGGTAGAGCGATTCGTTGGCAAGACCTGTGTGCTTGGGCTGGGCTACGGCATGGGCGCTGAGAAGTTTCGGCGCACACTAGAGATCGGGCAAGGCGGCATCAACGTAGTGCTTGACATCAACGAGGCCGAGCGCATTGTCCGACTGTACCGTCAGAAGAACTGGAAGATCGTGCAGTTTTGGCAGAGGTGCGGCAGCGCACTGACACAGATAGTCCAAGGCGGTAGCGGCAGTCTGCATGACATGATCCCGTTCGACAACGTAGGCATCACACTCCCCAACAAGTTGAGGATTCATTACCCCGCACTACGGCAAGTTGGCAGCGGGTTTGAATACATCTCTGATGCACGTTCCTACCGCAAGGCGATACGTGATCGTGTGGTGACTGGCAGTACAGACGAGGTTAGCTGGACACGTATCTACGGCGGCAAGGTATGCGAGAACCTTGTGCAAGCCCTTGCTGCTATTGTCATCCGTGAACAGATGGCATCCATCGGTCAGCACTATCACGTGGCTTTCCAAGTCCACGATGAGATCATCATCACTGCAACGCAGGCAGATGCAGACGCAGCAGAAGCTAAACTTGTTGCCGTGATGTCAACGCCACCCAAGTGGGCACATGACTTGCCTGTTGCTTGCGAGTCCGGCAAAGCCCACAACTACGGAGATACCTGAAATGAACATCACCCAAATCAACCGCGAACCCCGCAACCATGATGCCCTCCAACTGATGGAGGCAGTGACCAACCAGATCAAGGATAGCCCTGATGCCACTGAAGTTTTTATGCTGGTGAAGATCGGCCCCGACTACCACCGATTCTCCTCTGGGATCACCGACCTGATGCACCTTGTTTCTACGCTGGAGTTGGCAAAATTTGATGCCTTGCAACGCATGTCATCTTGATGTATACTGGGGTTTCCAACTTTACAACTACCTCGCAGGAAGTCCCTGCGGGGCACACTGCTATGCGCCTGAGCCACTCCTACTCCTCGATCAAGCTGTTCGAGAACTGCCCGTTGCGGTACTACCGTCAACGCATCACCAAAGATGTTGTAGACGAGGGCGGCGAAGCGTCCAAGTACGGGGAACGTATCCATGCGTTCCTTGAAAGCCGACTGAAAGGGTCAGGATTAAACGCAGAGATTGCTCAGTACGAACCCCTGTGTCTGTCCGTTGAGAAGCTGGCACGGCAAGGCGAGTTGCACATCGAGAAGGAGTTAGTCCTGACCGACAATCTCACAGCAACAGGTTGGTGGGATGCTGACGCATGGCTGCGCAGCAAACTTGACGTGCTTGTAATCGTAGGTGACGAAGCTGTTGTCATGGATTGGAAGACAGGCAAGCGCAATGCTGACCAGTTCCAGATGCAGATGTTTGCGGCGCAGGTGTTCAAGCACTACCCTGACGTGCAGCAGGTCAAGACTTCCCTCGTG